TAAAGTCTTTACAATGTCGTCACCAGTATTAACTTCTTTTGAAAACTCAAGAGTAATTGCATCAATATAACGCTTAATGTTATTCTGTAAGTGTGTTGCTTTGCGGATGTTCATTTGCATCTGCTCGGTTTTCTTCTCTTCCATATTGCTCTTCCTCCTCTTGGAATCGTTTTGCCATTAATTCATCTTCAGCACTTTTAATTTTACCGTTGTAATGATCTTCAGTATAAAATCCTAGTGCGATTTCCTTAATTGCTATTGTAGTAGTTTTTTGCCCTTTATGATATTCAACTAAAGGTTTGGATCCTTGTTGTATTTCTCTTGCTCTCTTACTTGCCATTAACACTAGCAAGTGTTGTGAATGTATTAAATCGTGTGCCTGTTGTTGGTATCCGTATTGCTCTTTTTGCTTATCATCAAGTTCGGGCATAAATTTTCCTATCGTTATTTTTGTTTATATTATCATTATAGCATCTACAGTACCTTTAGTCAACACCTTATTTTGCTATAAGTTTAACGTCCCAAGCCAAAATAGTTCTACTTCCTTGGCCTTTCCACGGATAAACAGTATGCGAAACATAACTTGGAAATATAATCATCTTTAAAGGTTCTGGCTTAAAACGCCACTGATCAGTAAACACAAAATGAGCAGGGTTTCTAATTACTGGTAATCTAAATTCAATATTTGCATCACTGCTTTTTGAACCTTCATCAAGTAATGGAACGTCCAAATAGATATTCCCACTAATATGTGCTTCGTGGTTATGTAATGCTTGGTAGTCGCCTGCTGTTTGCTTAATAGTCCATGCTGATACAAGCATTGGCTTATAACCATTTAAATCACTAACACCACTTGTTTTAATAATGTTGTCAATATATGCTTGGCATCGTTCTTCAATGTATTGAGATAAAAAAGAAGTATCAAGTTTAAATTCATTTGGAACAACTTGTACTTGCTGACCTCCCCTAATGCTAATATTAGGATCGCCTTCATCATTGTGTTCGTTATGTTCGTGAGCAGCATTTACTATTTCACGTAACCTACTGTATTGTTCAGCAGTAACATCATCTACGGCCATTACCGTAGGATTAAAATATGCAAATTTCATTATACTTCTAACCTTGTTAATGTTTGTTGATTTAATTTGCCTCTTACAAAAGTATTAAAACTTAATGATATGCGAGGCTCATCACCATCGTATGGTTGTACTAAGTGTTCTACGCTCGATGGAAAAATTAACATTGTTCCAACAGCAGGATCTACAGACCAACTTTTGCTGTTGTAAAGATTTGCTTCTGTAATATCAAATTCAAGTGTATCGTACTGACTTGTAATAAAACTAGTATTGCCGCCTTTATTAGATTCTCCTGACATAAACACAATTGCTGAAAGTGTTGAGTTAGGATGCCAATGTCTATGATGTGTCTGGCCTTTATTAGTTTTATTAAACCAAGACTCTGTAATGTAAATTTCTGTATCTTCTGATACTTTCATTACACCGTGAAAGTAATCATTAATACCTTTCATACATTCTTTTCTAAGTTTAATAAACTGCGGATCATCTAGTACTGCTTGACTAGTACTAATATTGTTTTGATAGTTTTGCACCCATTCAATCTTACTTAAATCTGTGCCTTCTAAATCTACTTGAGTGCGTACAATTGTTTTAGCAAACAGTGGATATACTTCTAAGTTTTCGTTGTTCATTAATTGTCCTTTATGTTGATAAAGAGTTTATAGGCTTACATTGATAAACAACTGTGTCCCAATCTCCATCTGCAGGCATACCCTTATAGACATCTAGCATTTTAAAACACTGCTCTTTGTCGTCAAACCATTGTACGTCTTGTTCAATACAAGTTGAACCTAAACATACAGTTAATAAAATGTGCCAAATTATTTCCATTATATTACTTTCTAAAAATGGTGCCGGCACCAAGAATCGAACTCGGGACCTGATGATTACAAATCAACTGCTCTACCTGCTGAGCTATACCGGCATTGTTTTATTTAACTACGACCTCATGCTTGTAGTTCCATAAATGAATATCCTCTTTTGTGTTAATCCCACAAATTTTCAAAGTAGGTTCCAAACAGTCGAAAGCCATTTGCCATACGGTCTTGGTGTGACTTTACGCCTTCACTGTCCCATTTGTTGTAATCGTAATCTTCCATCCAGTTATCACGGCACTTTTGTTCGAACGCCCAAATCATTTCATCCATAATCCAGTCCCAACGTTCAAAGTGTTTAGGATCTACATCGCCACCTTTTGCATACTTGTTCTGTTGTGCCTTAGTAGCTCGTAGTTCTTTTGGAACGTCTTTCATGTCTACCATTGGTGCGCCGTGTTTAGTTTCTTTCAACTGTACAAGCATAGGCAAGATGATAGGAGCAAGGGTATGATCCATACTCCAGGTATCCCAACGATCAATATGTATCTTTATCTTTTGTACTCGCCTATCAAGGAATAGATTGATGGTGTAGTTATAAATTAATTGTATAATATCTTCCGCTTTTTCACGCCACACTTCTGCAAACGGTTGTGCTTTGACCCTTAAACCTTTTTGTTTGTATTCGGGCCAATCCACGTACCCATACTTTTTATTCATATGGTTGCTGTGTATATTGCAGATTAATCTGTTTGGATAGTTACTAATTTTGATCTTCATATGACCTCATGCTTGTAGTTCCATAAATGAATATCCTCTTTTGTGTTAATTTCAACGCCATCAAACTCAACATGCGAACAACCAATATCCCAACCGTTCTTTAACCAACGTAGTTGTTCAAGTTTTTCTACATCTTCTTCAATAGGAATCTCTAGAGTTGGATACATTTCTAAAGCATTGCGTTTGTATCCATAAACACCTAAGTGCCAGTCACCGTATCCTGTCATACCTCTGCCAAACCAAAGAGCCTTGTCTCCAGCACGTACCATTTTAACACTTTCTGGACGATCTTGTTCTTCTTTACGCATTGTTGTATAAACAGTGCTGACAGAATAATACTTTAGCCATTCTTCACAACGATCAATCATTGTTTCTGTGATGTCTGGCATGTCGCCTTGTACATTTATAAACGTATCGTATGCTTTGAAAAATTTACTTGATACAGCACCTGCACATCTTGCAGTTCCGTTTTCATAAGGTGTTTCTTCAATCCAACAACTGTCTGAGCCAAACAACGGAAAAATTTTCATGCTGTCTGTTAATACAAAAGTATCACGCCCAGTTGCTACACAAGCATCATACACACGTTTAATCATAGGTTTACCATCTAAGTCTACAAGAGGTTTGCCTGGATAACGTGTACTGCCGTATCTAGCAGGAATTAGAATTGCTGTTGTCATTGCTGAACTCTCCATATTTCATACATCTTCCAGAGTTCCCAGGTAACGAATAATACAATACCTCCAACGAATCCTCCGTATAGTAATCCTATGACGCCATAGTAAAACAACTGCGTGAATATTGCTATAGCGACATAGTCATACAATCTAAACACTCGCTACCTCAGTAACGTTTGCCCAACGGAAACTGCGCCAGCCTTTTGCATTGACATCCCATACTACCTGTACTTCTTCGTTGATCTTTTGTACTTTCTTTTGAGATGCAGGATCTTTCTTAGTTGCTTTAGGCACAATACCTTCTTGCAACGTGCAGGTCATTACACGTTTATCTCCGTTGACTTTATTAAATGTAACTACTACTTCACCTTTAACAAGTTTTTGAATAGTACTTTCTTTTAAGATTTTAAGAACAGATGGCATCTCCTCTTTTAAATCTTCGCCTCCGAATAAAATTTCCATTTGCTTAGTTCCTTACGTTTGATTTAATACAAATCAAGTTTTGATTAATTGGCGGATATCCATCTATTGATCCCATATCTGCCAACGCTACTTCACGAGCCATAAAACATTTCTCCATAGAGTTAAATGATGCTTTCTCATATGCAGAAATCTTATATGGCAAGACACTTATTAATACTAATACCCACATTGTCATAGTCCTATCAAACTCCAACCATTTAAATTGGCTGGGGAGGAAGGATTCGAACCTTCGGTACACAGGATCAAAACCTGTTGCCTTACCGCTTGGCTACTCCCCAATTGCCTTGCACCATAGTTCCCACAGTTTTGCACCATACCTACTCCTTATTGTCTGCATGGTACTGATCCACGATTTTCATTGCGTGGTTCCTTAGAGTTGCGTTACCTTTCGTCATTCCGTCAAGTAACAGTTTCTTTTCTTGCATGTATACCTTTGCAAATCCCGGGTCGTGTTTCATAATACTTTCGGAGTTAGAAATTAGGTCTGCATACTTAATTGTCTGCGCTTGTGCAGACGCATTGATAGAATGCTCTCTATCTTTTGCTTTACGGAATGCCCTGTTGCCATCTTCAGGATCTGAAATATCTGTAAGATCAGATACTAACGATTTTACAACTTTTCCAAACTGAACTTCGATGTCATCAAGTGTGGCTTCCGTATCTTCTACAGTATCGTGTAGAACTGCCGCTATCAACATTTCTGTTGTATGTGGTACAGTCTTTACAATACCCATCACCTCTATAGGGTGTCCGATGTAAGGAGCGCCAGTGTATTTTCTTTTCTGACCTTTGTGGGCAAGAGTAGCATAAGCGATTGCTCTGTCTAATGGCCTGTCCATAATTGTCCTCCTTCTTTATTATGTTTTAATAATAGCATCTTTGTATTACTTTGTCAAGTATTTTAGTGCATAAAATGTAAATTCTCTATCTTCAAAATCAGCAAAGACATCTACTTGAAAGCCGTAACCAAAGTCGTCTTGTGAAATTTTTCTAAATAGATTTTTTGAGTTGTCTTTGCAGTATCGACCAGCAGGAGATTTTTCCATCCATTCAAAGATTGCTGTGTCGCAATATATTTCTGGATCTTCTACGTCACCTAACTTAAATCTATGAACGCAAAATCTATTCTGGGGTGAAGTCAAAGCCATCGTGCTCTGGTGCGTACTGTGTCATTAAGATATGCTTACCAATCTCAAATAATCCTACACCGGCTGCAATGTCAGGTACATTAGACCAAATAACAGCATTACCATCTGCAGATAAACTTGTAGTTACAAACTCTGTAATTTCGCCATCAGCCACACGTTTACGAAACGCATCAACAATGTCTAGTCGAGATTGAATCTCTTCTGTTACTTCTTGCTTCTCGTTAGGCTTAAAGTCAACTACCTTTATTCCTTTGTATTCCTTTTCCATTTCTCAATCCTATAAAATGTGATCCGCAATATTGAGCTTGATCAGATCTTTTGCGGTGAAGTACTGATCGCTTGGACTGTCAAAATACTTTTTAACCTGTGCTAAAGTATAACCAGTCGCTTCTCGTAAAATTTGATAGGCACGTTGTTCGCAGTTTTGATTTTCATGCATTGCTGCTTTCATGTCGTGCATCTTAGCGTCCATAGTATCGCTATGTTGATGGTTCATTATACCTGTGTTCTTTCCTATATACCTTTCGCCTTGCTTACCACTTGCAAAGATTAAAAACCCTGCACTCATGATTGCACCAACACCTATTGTTCTTATATGATGATAACTTTGTTTCATAACATCAATAAGTGCAAACGCTTCGTATAGGTCTCCACCATATGTGTTTACATATAAGGTAAGTGTTTTCTTTGGCTTCTTGTTTAAATTGGCAGAAACAATCCACTTAATAGTTTGGCTGACGTTGTCATTAGCAATATCTCCACTTAGATAATGAATGTCATTATCGTGTAGACTCTTGTCTATTGCATCACTGGCTGTCCAATTCTCGTACTTTGCTGGCATAGAAATTACTCTTTAATTATTAAGTATACACATATTTATAGGTTGTGTCAAGCACAAAATACCATTAGTGATTGCTTGAGTTTTCACCATATTTTAGAGCGAACATTTGTGCATCTCTATCGTCCTTAAAAAACCAGCGTTCTCCACGGTTATAAAACTTGTCTACACAAGACTCTAAGCACCAAACTAGTTTTTCTTCAGAATATTTGGATGATAAAGTTGTCCAATCGTTAACTACCGCATAAATGTCATGACTCATAAAAATATTATAGCATATAACAAAAACTTTGTCAAATAGTTTTATGCTCACAAAATGACTAAATAGTAGTAAGTAGGAGCGAAAATACTATTATGGACTTTTTAACATTTGTAAGCGAAGTTGGATTTCCAATTGCAGGCGCTATAGCCGCAGGCTTCTTTGTATTCACTACATTAAAATTTATTTTGGCTAGTGTAACAGGAAGTGTATGTGGCCTGCAGAATATGATTTCAGCATTAGATAATCGTGTACAAACAATGAATAACGATCTTGTTAAGATTGATGCATTAATGAGTTATGCTTTAAATGTAAAACCTAACATAGATCGTATAGCTGCCAATGAAGGCAAAGAAGACGCAAGACGAGACTAACAGAAGAAAGGGTATTACTATGCTATGGAAAGATTTACTACTAACAAAATTTGAAAACGGTTTTCGCATTCTGAAAGACAAAGACCCAGAAGATAAGTTCTTTGTTATTGACGAAGTAGATATTAAAATTGGTGATGAATATAGAGTAGGACCAAACGGATATTTCGAGTTAATAAAATCTGTCGAAGCAGGAGTGGCAATTGAAAATAACACTTGACGGAACTGAATATGAAGTTGACGCAGGTAGCGTCGGCGAAGGAATAAAAATCATTCGTGAGGAACAAGAAGCCGAAGCGAAAGGTTTTTTAAGTGTCCAAGAAATGCATTGGGCAAAAGCCAACGGTTTTGCTAACAAAGCAGAATGGTGGGCAGCAGAACAGAAGAAAGGATAAAATTATGATGTGGGTTGACTATACAATTGATCAGGTTGGACCAAACTTTAAAGTAAAAGGAGATTGGGAAGGCGAAGTAATGGGTTTAAAAGAGGACGGTAGTCCAAAGAACCATTACCTGTATAAACCAGGTGACCGTTTCATTGTAAATGAAAGTGGTTGGTTATGTAAAGTAGAGGCTGAAGCAGCCAAGGAAACGGATAGATAGTAGCAAGTATGACAGCAGAATTAGCAGCAGCGATAAAAGACTTCGGCTTTCCTATAGTGGCTGCGATGGGTCTTGGATATTTTGTCTACTACGTATGGAAGTGGGTAACTACTGAGATTAAACCTGTATTGGGTCAAGCATCGGCCAAACTAGTAGGATTAATAGATCGTATTCGTATGTTAGATAATGACATGATTAGACTGAATCAAAAGTTAAACATGGTATTAGAATTTAAAGAACAATACGAAAAAGTTACAGGTAAAAAACTAGATCTTGATGCAGACGAAATTGAAAAAGCTGTAAAAGCAAAACCTAGAAAGAAGAACTAGGTGGAACTATTTTTACTGTCATTACTACTTGTTAAACACACTGTAGTTGATCTTGCATTACAACATTATATTGTTGGGCAGCAAAAGCTAAAGTGGTTAAATCCTAAAGCACACTGGCACTATGCACAACACGGCATAGGTACAATGATTGTTGTACTTCCTGTTACTGGGGACTTTTTGCTCTCCGCATCAGTTTCGCTTTTAGATTATTTAATTCATTGGCACGTTGATTGGGCGAAACATCATTGGATTGCTCGACATGGTTGGAGCTCTGCTGATAGTGGGTTTTGGTGGGCTGCTGCAATTGATCAGACTTTGCATTATCTAACTTACTGCGCAATTGTAATGCTAGTTGCAAGTCATATATTCGTTGCTTAATATTAGTAACTTTATCTTCTATACTTAAACTTTTAAAGTAATCATTTTGTTGTTGCAATGAACACTCCATTCCAATCTTTAGGTAACTTTTGTGTTTTCATATATTCACAACGTTCAATCCACATAGTATAATACCCTTCCATCTTAGCATCAAAGTGTCTCGATAGTTTTTCACAAATCCATATTGCTTCATCAAACTTTTGTTTTTGATACAACTCATGCATTTCTTGATGCTGGCGTTGTGCTGTGCGCCATGCTGGTTTAGGATTGTCTAGCACTGTCCAAATACCAATACCTACAGTTTTACCTTTAACTGCTAGGTCGTCTACTTTTAAGTAGAAGAAGTCGTCTTTGGTTTGTTGATATGTTGCATCTCCTACTAGTAATAGGCAACCATATTCTTTACACTTAGATTCTATTCTTGCCGCTGTACTTACAGAGTCGCCAAGAACATCATAAGAGTGCCTTGCGGTGCTACCCATTTCGCCAAGGTAACCAAGGCCAGTATTAATACCGGCACCCATGCCAACGGGAGGACGTCCTTCATTTGTAATTTGTTCATTAAATTTCTCCACTGCTTTAAGCATATCTAATCCACATTGCACTGCGGTCTTTGGATGTTCTGGATCTTCAATTGGTGCATTGTGTACATGCATACTTGCATCACCAATGTACTTAATAACCATACCATCGCTGTCTAATATAGGTTGTGTAATAGCGTCCATATAGCCATTCATAATTTTGGTTAGGCCTTTTACATCATCACCAAAACTTTCACCTAATGGTGTAAACCCACGCAAGTCTGAAAATAGAATACTAACTTCTTTCTTCATACCTTCTTTAATAAGTGCTGGATTTTCTTGTAGCATACGCACCACTGTTGGTGATGCATACCCTGCAAATTGCTTCTTAATCTTTTGTTTTTCAAAGAATTCTACTACAAAACGGTTAAATGTAGCATGGAAACCTACTGCTGTGCCTACTAACAGTATCCAGCTCACATCCCATAGCTGTAAATGCCCTTTAAACAGCGTATAAGCGCCGTACAAGCACGTTGCGTACATAACAAGTACCAATGCACCCACTACGTAATACGGTGCTAAAACCGCTGCAATTATAAGAATAAGCCCAATTACGATACTAGCAGCATACTCTACAAATGTAGCATAATCAAAACGTACAATGTTATCGCCATTTACAATGGTCTGTAATGCTGTTGCAGTCATTATATGACTGTATTGTTCTCCGTTTGGAGTAGCAATAACTGGTGCAAGTCCTTCTGCTGTAATACCAATAATTACAATCTTGCCTTCCATTCCCCAAAAATAATCTTCTTCTGATGCACTATAAACATCAAAGTTTTTGTTCCAACGCAACCAAATTCTACCATTTGGATCTGTTTGAATAGTTTGATACGCCGGCACACGCATAGCAATGATGCCACCTTCGCCGGCTTTAACTTGATAACTAGGATCGCCTACAGCAACACGGATTGTTTCCATAGTGATACTTGGATATACTTCGTCACCTACACGCATTAGCAATGGTAAGCGTCTTACAACACCATCTATTTCAGGTGCAGTATTAATTACTCCAACGCCTGCTGCGTTTTGACCTAGTAAAGGTATAGGACCTAACATGCCTGGCCATTCAAATAACCAAGGCATAGGATCTCCTATTTTAGCAACACCTCTTGGTACTGCATTTTTATTTGTTTGCGTTGTTCCTGTTTGTGCAATAACAACACCATTGTTTAGCAACATCTGTGCTAGTTCAGTATCTCCACCTAGCCTATCATTCTCAGAAAATAGGATAGGCATAACAATAACGCCAGCACCATGCGCTCTTAAGTTTTCAATAATACCTGCTAATACATCACGCTTCCATGGCCATTGTCCGTACTTTTCTATAGATGCTTCGTCTATTTCTAATATAGCAATGTCTTTGGATAGTGGTTCTACTGTGTCATAACTTTGAATAAGATCAAAAGATTTGAGTCTTAAAGTCTGTTTTACATAGGGATCGTTGAACCCTAATATACTAATAACCGCTAAGGTTAGAAGTGCTGTAGACCAATGTGTTATAATCTTTGACAGTTTCATACACCTATTTATCTACGGATCAATGATCGTAAATATTCGGACCGTCTTGCATTTTTACAGGTTTGCAATATGCTGTTATTCTATGTTCTGGCGGAACTAAGTATTTGTTTCCGTAATTACCATACTGCATAGGTATACGTTTAGCGTAATATTGGCACACATCTATGCTTCTAAAATACATAGGTGAAGGTTGCTGTACATCTGCTATTAATATTACTAACATAAAGGCATGTATCAACTATAGTACCCCCCTCGCTTTTGCTGCTAGTACTACTATAAAGATTGCAAATCCGCCAACAACAACGATGCCAAGAACTATAGCAACAGCTTCTAATACTTTACGTCTGCGTTCTTCTTGATCGTAAATTGCTTTTTGTCTTTTCTTTCTAATGTCGCCTTCGGTTTTTAAAAGCTCTTCCCATGCACTTGGACCTCTAGTAAAACTGATAATCTGTTTTAGTTCAGCTCTCATATCTTCTGCTTTTTTCTTAGCCATAAAGATTTGCATAGCTTCTTCTTCAACCGAACCTGCTTGAAATAGTTTTTTAAATAATGGCGGTTTCTTATTATACTCTTCTGCTTTTTTAATATCTGAAACAGCACCCATCCAACGACCTAAGTCGCTTGCCATGGATTCTATTTCACGTCCGGCTGCGAAGCCGGCTTTAATTGTGTTAAATGCACCGGTTGCCATAGCAACGGCTGAGATGGGATCTATCAAAGTTTCGCTCCTTTGTCTATGTTCACCAGTATTTATGCGATTTTTAGTTTTGTGTTACTGTAGTTGTTGCACAGCCGTTTGAATTGCCGCAATGTTGGCTAATTGAATATGTTTGTGATGTTGAACTATCTTGTGTAAGGTCAAGTGTTGCACTATGACCTGTCATGCTAACACTTGCATTATGATTGCCTGTGCCGTCTTGTGTAATTCCAACAGTTTGATCGCTACCAACTGCAATTTCTACATAGTGTGATCCTGATCCTTGCTGATATAAATCGATATCATTATCGTCACCTTGAACGCTTAGGAATGCTTTCTTATCTCCGTCATTCAGTTGACTTGCTAAAATATTGTTGCTATCTCCATCAAGATCTAATGCAAAGAAATGACCATTATTTCCGATACCATTGTTATGCTTTTGTGTAATGCTTAATACATTAGAGTCACCATTAACATCAAACTCAACTCTGTTGTCGTCTGCTGTAGCGGCGTCACCTTGAGTAACAGTTGTTGTATTAGAGTCTCCTGTAACATCAAACAGTATTGCATTGTTGTTACCTCTTTGTGTTAATGTTGTATCATTGTTATTACCAATGATGTCAGCGTTTACTATATTATTAGTTGTTGAACCAACACCTGCTATAAGGTTATCACTTCCGTCTTGAACTATATCAAGCTCGTTATCATTACCAACCTGGTTGATGTATATACCACTACCATCATGTGTTACTGCTCTTGATGTTGTAATTTGTGTAGTCTGTGCTGAACTTATGCTTGATGTGTATGATGGTGCTGTGGTTGAGATATCAGTTGAGGCATTCACATAGACCGTACCAGCAGTAGCATTAGGCACATACCATAACTGCCTCAACACTGCCCCACCACTCCATTCCGAGAACCATCGTTCATAGGTGTAGGTCTCTCCTGCCTGAAGTGTGATCGTGCCTGTCCTTGTTGCTGGAGCATGTAGACCAGACCAATCATCAATCACGGTGGTGCCATCTATCTTCAACAGTGAACCATCGTCATCTTGATTGTAGAAAGTTACTGTGACGCTGTCACCTGCTGACCCATTGGACGGAATCGGCACAGTGATGTAACCATCAAGGTGAACAACCACATAGTCACTCCTGCCTGAGTCCAATACAACACCACCGCCCCAATCGTAGTTCATTGTGCTGTCTGACAAAGTGCCTGATGAAAGTAAGGTGTTTGATGATGTGGGACAAGGCCAACTTGGACAATACCAAGTTTCGTAATTAACATCTGCCAATGCTTGTATAGGTAATAATAATAATAAAAATAATAAACTATTTCTGAATAATGTCAATATCATTACTGCCGTCTCCAAGTGAGTAGTCTCTTGTTTCAAAATCTGATTGTTGTAAATTAATGTTATAACCGTTCTGTTGATCTAATATTAATTCTACTTGCATACCTGTTCCGCTATCACGTCTAAATACCCAGTTAGGATTTTGATTGTAAAGTTCAATACCTGTTACAGGATCTTTTCCGTATTTACTTTTTGCTTTTGATTTAGATAAACTATCACCTAGTATCTTTGATAACATTTCGTTAAGTTGATCAAGTACATTAACAAGGAAGTTTTGATCTAAATAGTTTGAATCTAAGTCTGTTTGCCAAAGATCTGGATCTTCATCAAGTTGATTTATATCTAAACCGTCGTACTCTAAAAAATCAAATCCTAAGAAGTCTGCTAGTTCTACTGCTCTTTCTCTTTCTAGCTCGTACTCAATTTCTTTAGGCCTACGGATAATAAGCAGGTTATCAATAAGTGATTCATTAATGTCAATGATAATAGGATCTAAAGGATTTGACTCTGGTACATCTACAACTGTTGCTTGAAATGCTTTGTTTAGAATAACTTGGCCAGCATCTGATTCTACTGATATCTCACCTACAACACAGATGCGCTTTGTTCCTACCGCTGAACAACTTGGTAAAAGAATAATTGTTGAACTTCCTGTTTCATCAACAGTCATTGTAAAGTCAGTACCGCGTACACCAATAGTAGCGGTTGGTGTAGTGATTTTTATATCTTGCCTACTGTTCTTTGCAATCTGTCCTGATGCATATCTAATAGTTCCAAAAGATGCTTTGAGGGCAAGTTTACCTTTTGAAGTACTAGGATCATACACAAACTCATCAATAATTAGTTTACTGTTCTGTGTTACATCAACTCTAGTTTCGTCTACAAATTCTATAGCAGTTTTACCTTGGCCTGTACGAACGGTATCGTAACTTACTATAGTACTACCTTTTTCAGAAGTTAGTTTTTCTCCTGCTTGTCGTTCAATAATAGTATTACCAATCTGCTGGGTTACATTTCCGATAGAAGCAACATTCGCCATCGCGGGTACGGTGATAGTTAGACAAACTATCATGCCTGCACGTAACAGAATTTTGTCCAGCAGCCGGATCATAAAGTTAATCCGTTTGCGTAATGTCTATTGTTGCATCGTTTCCTACAGTAGTAAGACTCAACACTTTATCTTCAACACCTGATTGTGTAATGTTCGCAATCGAACCACCACCTTTCATATTAACTGTCATACTGTGACCATTAACATCACCAGTTCCTGATTGTGTAATTGCAACTGTATTAGCAACCCCACTTTCAACTGATGTGCTTGATGCTGTGTTACCGCCGGCGCCAACGCCTGTTAGTGTTGTTGAGCCATCGTTACTCATATCAAAGTCTAAATCAGCATTTTGAGCATTAAGTGTAAAAGTTAGAGTATCTGCATTACTGTTATTAGCCAAATCAATTGTACCCACAAAGTTCTGTGCGTCACCTGATCCACCAATTGTTGCTGTAATGTCAGCACTTCCGCCTGTTACATCAATACTTAATGATACTGTTTCACAGTTACCAGCACCAGCGTTATCACAGTCTAAGTCGACTTGGTTACTGTTACCAGTTAAGTTAATGTTACCTGTATAGGTATTACCTTTAATGGTAGTTTCAATAACGTTAGTGTCACCTACTTGTGATACAGAAAACGTCATATCATTACCTTGCAACAAAACTCCTGTTGCATTAGTACCTAATACGTTATTTGTTCCGTCTTGTGTTACATCTAAGTCTAAGTCATTACCAGATTGCTGTATGTATATGTCATTAGCATAAGCTGGAGATATCAACCCTAAACCAAGAATAAAAAGACTACTTGCTACTATTGTCTTTAGTTTCATCATCGCTCCCTTGACTGTCTATTCCGTCAGCCAATTTTTTAATTAACGGATCGTTATGCCAACACATGTTGTCTGCGTCACAATAGTAACTTGTTACACCTGGATACTGCTTATTAAATTCATCTTCTGGTAATTTAATAATAGCTTCATGTCTCTGGTGTATAGTCGGACGCGACTCCGGTATTAACATACTCTCTAGTTCACTTTCCCTCTTGAACTTCCAAAGTTTCTTTTCTTCACCTTTCATTATCAACTCAACTATTGCTGCTTCAATTGCTGTACGAACTGCATAGTTGGTTGGTTCGTTTACTGCTGCGCCTACTTCAATTTCAAGTGCCTTGGTGCCCATATCTAAGAAACGAAATACATCGCCTCCGCTACTATAACTTGCAATTTTCTTTTCAGTTGCCACAGTTAGGAGTACTTCTCCTGTTTGTGTACTGATTATGCGCATCGCCACAGTAACTTGGTCTGTTCTATAAGATGTCTGACCGCCAATGCCAAAATATCTAGCACCAACACCCCCACTCTCCATATTAGAATCGTAGCCAACAACTCCACCTTCTAATATCAGCCCCGCAAAGAGCAGTGGTTTTAAATCAGTCGGATCGTTTTCGTAAACTTCTCTAGTTGATCTAATTAACTGTCTTTCTTTAACTAGATTATCTAAGCCTACTCGTTCCACAACTTGGAACCACTTTCCTCCACCCACTTCTTTCAGAGCATTTATAACCCAAACCTCAGCACCTTGAGTAACCGCACTACTGAGCTGACTAAAACTGTCATTAGGCTTACGTTGCCCTGTTTTGTCTAGAAAACTGTAAATTGCAATTGTTATTTTTGGTCCATCGATAGCTGGCACGGTCTCCAATACACTTTGGTATGGACTCTCCGCTTTCACGGGTGGTGTCCAATCCTTTTTTGTATAGGTGGCCGCGCAACCTGTTATTGCTATAGCCAGGAACACAAATAACAAACTTCTAATTAAACTAATCAATCCTGTCATTAAAATCCAAAACCTGTCAATGGTACAGTGATTGTCGTAACGGTTCCATCTTCTTCTGTAATGGTGATGCTAATAGTATCTGTGGTAGTATCTTTCACCCAGTATATTGTAGCACCTTCGATTTCAGCTGTGCCACTGTTAGCACCTGTGTCATCGAACATACCGTCGACTAATTGCTTAGAAAGTTGTGCATAGATTCTACTCTCAACGTTGTTAAGAAACTTCGCTAAGTTAGTAGACTCTGCTTCACGCTTTGCTCTCGCAGCATCTGATTCAGCCTTGTCCTTAATATCTTTTTTACGAGTGAACTGTAATTGTTCAATACTCAAGACATGGCTGGAGTACCCTTGACCTGAAAATGATGGATTCTTAAATTTAAAGACCTCATCACCTGCAAGGGCAGGTGCTGTAATCAGTAAACTCAGAATAATAGATGCAGAAATTACATTTTTCATAGATCGCTCCTAGTAGTTGTCGCGTCAAAACTATTTATTATCCATAGCAAAGGCAACATCTACGTACATATTTATCATACAGGTGTAAAAATTTTTACACTTACTATTATAAAACGCCAAGTTTTACAATGTTAACGCTACGTTATAAATACAATATCATAAGCACTGGAAGGAAACATTTATGAGCAAGGAAGAACTTACTGAACAGGAGGCGATGTGGGAGTTATTGGAAACAACGTTTCCTGGCAAAGATCACAATTTAGTAATTAACTTACCTAATGAACTAGCAGAATTAGAGAAAAACAAACTTATGCAAGTTCTCGAGTTTCACGATTGGAATAAATCAAGAGCAGCCAAAGATTTGGGCATAGGCCGAACAAATCTAATTGCTAAAATAAAAAAATATGAATTGATTCAGGATTAAGCAGCTGAAGATTTAGTAATATGTGTTTGAGGATATAGGTTTCTAAATTCGCCGCTTATTGGATATGCTGTTGACATGTGTAATCTTAGTCCACCTGCATTAAGAGAAGCATTATCTGTGAAGTATACAAACTCGTATGGATTTTTAGTAAGATCTATCATTAAAATACCGTCATCGTCTTTTGCTTCAATGTAATTGTTCAATGCCATAACTGCATACACTTGTTTAGCAGGCTTTTCGTTCCCTGCCATTACGTTAGAAACAAACTTGCCTTTTAATTCATCACTTGGTAAATTAGTAAAGATTTGATCTATTAGATTTCTTAGGTTACCTTCAAACTCTTTGTTCTTTTCAGGAGCAATACTTTGAGCAATTCTAATAATACTTGCTAAACTAATGCCTGTTGAATTTTCTAACTTCTGTTCATCAATAATGTCTTGGTATGCTGCTTTGAAACCATTTGCTGCTTGTTGGTATCCTGATCCAGGCTTAACTTGCTGATCCATAAAACGTCCAGCACCACCTTCTCTAGTTTTAACTTCAACCATCTTACCAGCAACTGACAAGTCACCTTTACCTGCTTTGCTAATGCTCTTACTGAACACACTTAACAAGAACTCACCCTTACCTTGTCCTAAGAATGAAATCATTGACAGGTCATCAGTCATTTCTTTAATAGCAGGGTTAGAATCATAACCGTTGACAATATCTGCAATTGTATGAGAACCTGGTTCAACTAGTTTATTGATGTTAATTAGTTTGTCGTTTTTCCAAGCAGTCAGTAGTGCATTTTTATCTGCTTGACTTGCTTCTAAACTTAAGAAATACTTTGCTAAGAGCTTTTGTGCTTTGTTAACTTCAGCATCATTAATTTGCTGTAAGGCACCTTTTACAACTTCTACTCTACTACCAGCACCAATGTTTGCTAATAGCTCTTCAATTTCCTGTAGTAATCCCATAGTTTTAGGATCAGTAGGAAGTTGTTTGATCTTGGATGCCAAGACCTTCTTCATGTTTTCGACGTCTGGGTTTTCTGCCGGTTCTTCGTCTTCTAATAAAAATTCAAATGCTCTCATACTAATATTTATCCAAGTTTTGGAAATAACATATCTGTGCAGAACTTATCTACATCTGCTTCGTTAAGTCCTAAGCTCTTCATAGTACGTGGAGTGTGTGGATTTTGTTGCTGATTATGGCAGTAATAATCTTGTGAAGCCTGTACTAATGCAGTATCGCCTTCGCCTTTAGTAAGTCCTACTTCAGCAAAATATGTATGTAAATTATCTAATGCAAGATCGATTATAGCAACTGCTTCTTCTTCTGTGCTTACATTGCCGGCAGCAATCATGCTTGGACTGAAAATGTTCTGAGCCCATTCAGGTAGTTCACGTTTTTTACTAGGAATAAAATCTTCTACTGCTTCTGCATAACCTTGTATCATAGGATGATTAGGATCACTACTAGCACTAACATCATGAAATGCACCGGTCATCTTCTTCTTACCTGCTATAACATCAAAGCCGTAAATAGGTGCTGGGTTATCTAATGTTGGAAAAATGCACACATGCATCATCCAGAGGCCTTTTGTATCACGAGCGTCTACAACATCAATATGAGCCCTACGAATATCGTCGTTACGCCAAACACGGTTAATCCAACTACCGTCTGGTTTATTAAAGTAATCAAGTCCTGGCTCTGAAAATTCTGTTGCTTTGTCATCAAAAATTTTGATAATTTCATTTTGACAGTCAATTAATCTGTCCCATATAACACTATCTGTCACCTTTATGCTCCATCAACTCTTTGAAAAGTTCAGTGGCAAAGTCAAAGCAAACTTTTGCTTCGTCTGCCATATTATCATTGCACTTCGCTCTAATCTTATCTTTGTAATCGTTGATGTCGATATCTCCAAACTTGTACATTTCTCCATTGCCTGGTACACGTTTTGCAATCATCTGTCCGCCACTTAGGTCTCCCATGTGTCTAACATAGACATGTGCCATTAGCCTATTAGGATCGTCCATAATATCTTTCAAATACATTACATACTTGTGAGTAGTTTTTAGTGTAGGTGGTCTGTCTTCTTTTTTCCATAGTTCTAAGAAGTCAGCCATAATTCTCTTTGAACGTATTAGTTCAGGTACGTCATCTAGTAAGCCGTGTTGTTGAGCCATTAGCTCTAGTAGTTCATAAGCTGGAAACTGATTCCACAAATAAAGAGCATAAAACTCTGGATCAATTTTTCCAGAGAACATAACCTTTACAAATTCTTGACGCTCAGCGTTAGTATGATTTTCTTTTGTTAATTCTTTTAAGCTCATTTGTAACTACTCCTGTACTTTGATATTATAGTAGTAGTAGTTATCCACGTTGTTCCTCAAGGGTGAGTTTAAGTGGCGAGCCATTTATCCTAGCAATCTTCGTTGCTTCTAATGCTCGTTGTTCGGCAATTTCAAAAACGTATTCACCAACAACTGCTGCACCGTGATTGTGTACTTCTAAAGTTTTCTTTTTAGCACTGTCTTCATCATGTTTGAACACTGCCTTCAAAATGTCAATAACAAGTTCCATCGGTGTAAAGTCATCGTTTATAACAACGACCCGCCACAACTTAGGTATTGAAACATCAATATCTATTTTTTCGTCAATGACTGCATCTGTATTGGTACTCATTACTTTCTCCATAATCGGGGGAGTTGTTACACTCCCCCTAGACGTTTTACTTACTGTCGATCACTGAACTATCGTTAATCTTAATAGTCTTAGGCTTTAATGCTTCTGGTACTTCACGTACTAAATGCACATTCAGCATACCTAGTTCAAGGTTTGCGTTTGCTACCTTAACGTGGTCAGCAAGTGTGAACTCTCTACGGAAGTTGCGTCCGCCAATACCTTTGTGTAGATAATTGACATCTTCATCTCCTTTAGGAGCAGTTCCCTCAATCTTTAATTGATCACCGTCTGTAGTGATTGAAAGATTGTCCATACCAAAGCCGGCAACTGCTAACGAAATCATATATTCGTCATCGTTGATTTGTGCTATGTTGTATGGGGGATAACCATTTCCGTTTGGACTATTTGCGAACTGTCTTTCCATTTCGTTGAATAGTCTGTCAAAGCCAATTGTAGCTCTGTGGAAGTTTGGTAGGTCTAGAGTTGTTATTCTTGTCATAGTTTTTCTCCTTTAATAAGCAAGATTTAATTTAGGTTCCCTAATGGGCAACCAACTCTGCACAAAAGATTCAGTCTTTCGTACACATTTATTTATCATTGAAAAATGATAAATCCGGTAAAATGGGTATAAAAAATTATCCAAATGAATTAAACACCTGATTAACTTGTTGTGTACAACGTACAAAAGTAGTACATTTTGGCATATCTTTAATACGTCTAGCGCCAATGTATGTACATGCACTACGTACACCACCCAAAATTTCAATTAGTTGCGGTGCTACTGGTCCTCTATGCGGTAGTTGTACTACCTTACCTTCTGCACCACGATATCCGTCTTTTCTACTTCCGTGTTTTGCCATAGCAGCATCTGAACTCATACCGTAAAATTGTATTTTTCCATCTACTACTTTGCCTTCGGACTCGTCATATCCGGCTAACATGCCGCCTAGCATAACAAAGTGTGCGCCAGCACCAAATGCTTTTGCTACATCTCCTGCATATACACAGCCGCCGTCTGCAATAATGTGTCCGCCAATTCCGTTTGCGGCATCTGCACATTCAATAATACCTGATAGTTGTGGAACTCCTACTCCTGTTTGCAATCTAGTTGTACAAACACTTCCCGGACCAATACCACATTTAATAATATCAGCACCTCTAATGATAAGTTCTTCTGTCATTTCTCCTGTAATAACATTACCTGCAATGATAGTTTTATCAGGATACTCAGTACGAAGTTTTTCAATAAAGTCACCGTAGTTTTCATGATATGCATTTGCAACATCTACAGTAATAAAAGGAATGTCTGGATACATCGCCAGTACTGCTTTCATTGTAGCAAAGTCTGGTGCATCAGGATCCCATATAACTCCTGTTCCTGTACAAACACTAAGATTTTTTAATTTTAGTCCTTTGGCATTCTTTTGCCAGTCCTCAATAGTGTAGTGCTTACGCATTACAGTAATCATGTTTTGTTCTTGTAATGCTCTTGCCATAGAAAAGGTACCAACCCCGTCCATGTTCGATGCCATGATAGGAACGCCAGTCCATGTTTGGCCACTATTGTGAAATTTAAATTCTCTGTTTAGATCGACGTTTCTTCGACTTTCTAATTTTGACCGCTTGGGCTTAAAAAGGACGTCTTTGTAATCCAATTTAATGTCTTGTTCGATTCGCATATTTGACACTTATCCTCTCATGTTAGCGTATGGCTGAATAAACTTGCCATCGATTGTTGAACTTGATCTTAGTGTACGTAAAACATTTTGTACACCGACTGCTTGGTTCCACGCATCTTCAAGTGCATGGTGTGCAAGTACTGGTGGCCTATGTGGATTGATACCAATGTCAAACAATGTTCTTGTATCTCTCACTTGCCAAAAATTCCAAGGGCACATTTTTTCTAACTTTTGAAAGATGTGTTCACATATAACTACATCAAAACTAGCACCATGGCTCCATACACGTTGGGCACCCCAACAAAATTTGTATAATCCATTCATTGCTTCAGCAATAGGTATTCTACCTTCTGTACTGAATGCTTCTTCTTGTGCGGCCTTACTCTGTTGAGCCCACCATGCTAGTGTTGATTCTGATGTTGTAAGACCAAGTGCATCACAACTGTCCAAATCAACTTTTACGTAGAACTTTTCTGCTGATTTTTGTACTTGATCTTCTCCGAACGGATCGAACTTAATTGCACCAATTGTTAGTACGGTAGCAGTTGGAAGTACATCAAGTGTTTCCAAGTCGATCATTATATCTGTTCTCATTTTATGCCTTTGTGTGTATGTTAATTTACTATATAATTATAGCAGAGAGTTGTGGCGTTGTCAACCGTTAAAGTTGATTAATGTCCTCTTTGTCTTTTGGGAGTACCTTGCTCTAATTCACGCTGTTTTCTACGCCAACGTGCAACTGCTGCCGCTTTGGCCTTCTTGCGTTTTTCGCTAGGTTTTGTGTAGTATTCACGTTCACGAATTTCTTGAAATAATCCGTCACGTTCAATTTTCTTTTTTAATCTACGGAGAGCTTTGTTGACATCTTCACCGTCTCGCACTGCTACAGCTAATCCTTCAGGATCAGGTGTCCACTGTTTTCTAGGTTTATTTTGTTGGCCTTTACCTTGCCATGGTTTACTTACGTGCTTTCGGTTTCTATCATATGCCATAACTGTTTTTTGCTTTCTCCATTAAATTGTTTATATGTTGTTGTTCCAGAATCTCTCTATTGTTGGCCGTGGATAATTTTGTACTGCCAAAATAATAACTATTAGGCTGAGCCAAAAAATATCCTGCTGTCTGTTGATCTTCTGAATTTGCATTTAATATTACTATAACACATTTATGTTTTTTGTCAACCACCCATTGCGGGTCATCGCTCGGTTTGGCAACATAAATTATTGTGTTAGGTAATTCCAAAGTTTGAATGGTATTACTTACCATTTGACTTTGTTCTGGTGTGAGGTCATATGTTAATATTCTTAATGCGTCTGTTTGAATATCGTCTGGGTATGTTACTATGCTTACGGTGTCATTCATTTGATGTTGCTTTTATGCGTTGCCATACTGAGTTAGGATTTTGTTCTGCATTTTGTATATATCCTAAACTTCCTTCTCTATTGTTTTTTTGACTTGCTCCGCTCCATCTTTCTCTATCCAGCTTAAAGATTCCTTTTTTTTTGAAATCTCTTCTTCTAGTTCTGGAAACACCTTATAGTCTGCTTGTGCTTTTAGATACTTTGTCCAAGGTAGATCTTTAATTTTACCTTGATCATGTTGTAGTCTTGTTTCTTTAATTTTGTTGTTTGATGGATCTTCTGCCTTCCAACGTTTCATTGCTTCTTTTTCTTCTTGGCTAGCACCGTCGAACAGGTCTTCGTCTTCGTCGGTAAGATCGATTTTATTTTGTGATTCTTTTCCAAACTGTTCACCTATTGCCTTCTTGGCTTGATGAATGTCTTCTTCTGTGCTTTCTTCTGTTGCTGCCTTGTTGGCTGCCTCTACCCAATTGTTCCATTTTTCAAGATCTTCGTTATCTTGTTTTTCTTCTTCAAACCCTTCCATAGCCATTTCATGTAAAGTTTTTTCATTTTCAGAAACGTCTTTTTGTTCTTCGTCAGCAAGTATAACTGTTGCAGTTTCTATTTCTGGGGGAATATTATCAGCAATTTTTTGAGCTCTAGCATTTTCGTATTTTTTACGATCAAACTCTTCATTGTCTTTTAATGCTTGTTCGTGGTCTCTATCTATATTTGCTTTCCACGCTTCGTCATATTCTTCATCCGTAAAGGGTGGTTTAGGTGTTGGATCTAACTTTGGGGAGCCGTTATCATCTCCTCCTGGACCAAACCTTCTGTTCCATTCGAATGTGTATTGTGATGCAATAAGCAATAGTACTGCAAGTGGATCAAATACAAATATAATAATTATAATGACCCAACGTACTGCTTCTTCTAACATGTTTTGTGTAGCATTTTCGCCATACACAAATTCAGCAATATATTTAATTGGTCCTACTTCTGCTTCAAGTTTACGATACTCGCTTTGGATAGCATATTTTTCTTCAATAAGTACATCAATTTGATTGTTTGCTTCTTTAATTCTTAAATTTTGTTCGTCAACCTGTGAATCAATATCAGCAATTTTACCTGTATCACCTAATTGTTTACGTAGTCTATCAATAAGTTCATTAGACTGTGCAATTTGATTTTCAACTGTAGTACGCAGACGTTTAATTTCTTCTCTTGCTGCCTGTGCTTGAGGATTGTTTGATGCTTGTTCAATCTTAGATATTAACTCATCACGTTCTTTTTGTCTTATTTCTTTCCAATCGCCAATCTTTTCAGCTGTCTTTTTACCAAAGATACCATCAGCACTAGCACCAATCATTTGTTGTGCTTTTGCAGTTTCGCCTTCGTCTACATAAGTTTGTAGTGTTTTTAATTCTTGATCTATCTTAGCAAGTTCTGCTTTGTATAAGTCTGCTTGGCTATCGATAATTTTTTGTTGTTCATCAATTGCAGGCTGAACACGGTCATATGCTTTATCAATACGATCTTGTTCTGCATCAATCTGTGATTGTACGTTAGCATCACTACCTGTATTACTAGTTTCTAACTTTTTAATTTTGTTTTCTGCACGAGTGATTATGTCTTCGTAACGTGTGATTTCTGTTGTAATGCGTTCTACTTGAGCAACGTTTTCGTTACCTGCACTAGTTTGTTCAATATGTGCTTTACTTAAGAAACCAAAAATACCCATGCTTGTAATAAACATAAGAACAACTACAGCAGTAGAGAGATAAGTTCTAAGCCACCAGGTAGCTTTGCTCCAATACTTGTGCAACCATACAGCAGTTACTAGTTTACCTATTTCTAAAGCAGTACCCATTATGATAATAGGAAGTGCAGCCGCAGCAAATATAGCAACTAAACCTGCTACAGAATAGTAAATCGCAATAGCACTAATACAAAGTGCCGTGAGTAGTGTTAGTAATCCGTAAATCATATACATTATTTACCTGAAAACCAGGCCCAAGAATTAGTACTATTATAATGACAAGCGGTTACAGACATAACTCGTTGTTTATTATACGCAATAGCACTTAGATGAAGCCTCCTACAATAACCCGACCCTGTAGGCCAAGTTGCTACTGGAGTCGAAACACCACTTGCATTTGCTCGATACCAACTAACTGCTTCACCGTTTTCTGCATAATGTAATGCGTGTACCACACTAGCCATGTATGCATTCTTTTGTTCTACATCTAGTTTCTTATACCAACCAAAAGACCACTCGAGAAGTCTCGATCCCGGATGATTAGATGAGTAATCAAAAAACTTAGGATTGGTAAAGTCTTGAGCAACTGCTGGTGTACATGCACTAATACTGATCAGTATGCACAATTTCCCAACTACCATCAGGTTTTTGACAGCTGATACCTTTGCGTTGAACATTATGTCCTCCTACTTTCATCCAGTAATTAAATTCACCACAGTTAGGAGCCATTCCAGATCTTTTAGCAAACAGCCTTTCAATCTGACTATCAGTACATTGTACCCTTGTCTTACTGTCGACAGTGGTTCCGTTCTGTACAATAATGTCTTCTGATGTGTGGCAATAATTTGGCTTTTGTGCAGTCACAGGGGGCGTTGAAGCACACCCTGTAATCACAATAGCCGCGCCTACTATTGCAAGTAGCCTAAACATTATGCCGGGTCTTTCGCTTCAGCGATCAAACGATCAAATGTTTCCAGCGGCATCTTAATTCTTACATACGTATGCACATGACCTGTACTTGCTAGTTCATATGAATACTTCTTAACTTCAAGATGCTCTCTAATAGTAGTATTCTGAACAAGATGCTCTACAAATGTTCTTGTATTACGATTGTTGTTTTGAATATCTACAGTTGTTGATGAGTTAACGGTACCATTAATACGTTCTGCAAAACCTTTTACAGCAAATGCATACGCTTGTGATTCTGACGCTTGTTCAAACTTACTTTCACCCATGCCACATGCATAAGCATAGTCGTCTTTCCAAAACAAGAAACCTTCTGAACCAATTTGTTCACAATCCATGTACCAATTTGGATTGGCTTTAGTTTCTCTAACGTCTATTGTTTTCATTGAGCTACACGCACCCAAACCAAGTATTAGTGTGCCTACAGTCAATGCCTTCATTGTTGCCTTCATTTTCATAACAGCCTCTCTGTATGTGTGTTAATGTACTTATAGTATACTAAATTATACTGCATAAGTCAAGTATATTTTATTATTTTGGAAGATTTTTTTCTCCAAAATAACCAATGTATTTTTGCACCGTCTCTATTCCAATCTAAAAACTTTAAAGGAATAAAACGATACAGCAATGGAGAACGACTAATAGTGTCGTTCCACACTTCACTTGATATCCAGCCTACTCTTGATAGTCCTACACAGGCAGGATACTTGTGATTCTTAATCAGTTGTTCAATAAAATCGGACAGTAAATTACCGTTGTACGTAGAATATGTGTAAACCGATTCTTCCGATCAATAACATATTCTTGTTCCATTTAGGGTTGACATAAGTTGCATGGTAGTGTGTTGCGCCATCAGAAACACCAATTAAGTAATCTGAATTAACCATGCGATACGCAATAGTTTGTGCTTGTCGCCATTCATCTCCAATTGGAGGCTCGTCTGACTTTCCGTCACAAAACCAACTAAACTGGCATTGATGTCTAATAGGAACCATAACACGTTGATCATCTGGTAAGTCTGCGTGTTGTTTAGTTTTCCAACTTTCCTTCCAACGTGCTTGATAAACTACTTCACAAATTGAATTAGGATAGTATGTAGAGTTTACTCTGTTTAGAACTACATCACTGACAGCCGCTTTACCTGCTAGATTATCTCCTCTAGATTCATAGTAAATGTTTTGTGCCAAACAGTATTCTTGCGGGTGTGTTTCTTTTGAATATAACTCGCCAACTGTTACTGATTCCTTATCGTTCATCAGTGTCGATGCTTGAAGATGTTGTCCACTCTGCGCTGTAGATACTACTACTACAGCTAGTATTGTAAATGTAATTAATGATCGCATAATTCTTTTCATCCTTTATTTAGAGTTGTATTAACCATACTAAACATAGTACTTTAGTTGCGCCTCATCTGTGCAATTTCTGTCGCTTGTTTCTTTCCTGTCTTATCGTCATCGTCCGCGAACACAGGAACCATATTACTTTTGTGCATTGTAGCAATACCTATAAGTCTACGTTCTCCTGTGTACTGCAAAGGTTCTTTCTTAGTGCATGGTGCAAATGTATTCTTAGAAACATAACTAGGAATTTTATCTGACTCTCTAGCAATAGGAGTAGAAGTACTGCGTAAAGGTGCAATTACAGGTTTTGACTTAGGCTTATACTCGCCTCTGCAATATGCAATATAATCTTGAACAGTATCAAACTGATGACTGTGCAAATGCTTTCGACGCATTTCTTTGTTATGCTGTTTCCACTTCACAGTATATTCTTCAATTTTCTTATCTGTTAGTTTCTTCTTCTTACGCTTCGTTGTATTCAATGTGGTTAAGCCACGAGCTAGATGCATTGTCATGTTAGGCTCCTAGTGCAAAGTTAGGATCACAGGCTTGTTGCCAACGTTCAGCAATAGCTCTAGTGTGTTTACATTTACCGTGCATTGTCATACCCATACAATCACAAGTAAAGCCTTTCGATGTCCACTCAACAGTATAGTCATCACCACGACTACCTTTCACTGGCCACTGTGTGCCAACTGCCCAATGGTCTTTCATATCCATAAAGTCAGGCTTGAAATACCTAGGTCCATATTTGCTTTTCATTATGGTAACTCCTTACTTGCAATAGTGTTTACAATCATATCACTATACTTCTCATTAGTACTCCAAGGAGAAATATGAAATGCTAACCGATTGTAATCCCATATATCTAAATCATTTTGACGTTTACGCTCAATACGAAAGTTTTCGTATGCATGATGTGTGTTAAGAATATTAATAGCATCTTGTACACTAGCACATTTTGTAGGGTAAGTTTTTACACCAAACTCTGCGTTAGGTAAATCAAGTGGCTTCATTTGTGGCGTGTCTGAATCCCATGTACGAATACCAAAAAGATTGTTACCTTCTCTGGTAAACCTACTAGTACCCCAACCGCTTTCAATACCAGCCATTGCAATAATAATAGATCTCGGAACACGTTGATCACGTGGAGTTGTAAAGTTTATAAAGTCAACGCATTGCCCTACTGCGTCCATGAATGAGTTTGAATCTGCATACACGAAATCAGGTTCGTGCATACCGAGGGCGACTGCCTCTTTTAAGAACTTGTTCTCAATTTTCTTTGTATAGTCGCTTGTTACAAAACTATTTGGGTTAAATGTACCAACACCAAATGCGAATGCTACACCAGCTACTGAAATACCTGTGATAATTGCTTTACGTTTTATGCCTGTCCAATTCATTTTATGCCTTTGCTTTATTAATTATAGTAATACTATAGCACCTTTAGAAGCAAAGGTCAAGAAAAAAGGTGCCAAAATGTTGGAATTGGCACCTTTTGGGTAGTTTTATTAGAAGTTTACGTTAAATGTTAACGCAAATTCTCTATCAACTGAATTCAAGTCTGAATCTAAATCTTGCATTAAAGCAACTTGTACAGATGCTTTATCGCTTACTGGAACTGCAACGCCTAGTTCTGCATATGCGTCTTTTCTAGAAAAATCAAACAAGTCACCTTCTAATGATGAAATGTCATATCCTAGTTCTGCATAAGGAACTACTAATCCTGCATCAAATGCAGCACCAACGTATGGACTAATTCTTAACTCGTCTTTAGTAAAAGAATCGCCTACAGTATAATGTACTTCTGGAGCAGCATAAAAGGTTACACGTGGTGCTTCACCTGTTACTGAATCTGCTACAGCAGTTGTAAAAAGTTTACCGATAGTGAAACGATAGTCATCAGTTGCATCGTCGTCAATAAACTGAACTTGGCCATAAACAGTGCCAAAGTCGTGTTTGATGCCATATACATTTGCTGTATCAGCAAAGTCATAACTAGCACCAGTGCCTGCAGATAAAGTAGTTTTATCTGATGTTATGTTAATGTTCATACTGGCATCATCGAAATTGTCAGCATAAGCAATTGGTGCAATCGCCAAAGCGAAAGCAAGTGATAGTATTAGTTTTTTCATTTTTATTATTTCCTATAATTTTAAAGAACGCAAAATGCGCCCCCTTGTCCAACACTGATTTTATTTAAAGAATACATAGATAAACTTATATGCTATTTAAACTTCAGTGCCTTTAATGTCTTTAATAAAGGTGAACTTTTCAGTCTGACTGCTTAGATATTCAATAACTTTCTCAGGTGCTGTTTCACCATAAGGGTCGCTATCGGCGCCATCGCAGTTTTTGCCTGGCTCTTCAAACCATGCTTCGACTACACCGTCATTAATGACAGCCGCATATCGCCATGAACGTTGCCCAAAACCTAAATGCCGTTTGTCAACTAGCATTCCCATCATTTGTGTAAACAGTGCATTGCCATCTGGAATGACCTTTACCCTTTCTACACATTGGTCTTTGGCCCATTTGTTCATAACAAATGCGTCATTAACAGAAATGCAGTAAATTTCATCTACTCCCATTTCTTTAATCTTGTTGTAATTCTCTTCAAATCCTGGTAGCTGATATGTACTACATGTTGGTGTAAACGCTCCTGGTAAGCTGAATAATACTACTCTTTTTCCAGCAAAGTATTCGCTGCCGTCGACATCTTGCCAACGATAAGGGTTTGGTCCTTCGATGGATTCATCTCGAACTCTGGTTTTAAAAACCACGTTAGGTATTTGTACACCTTCTCTCATAGTGTGTTAGTTCCTTTAATAATATAAATTGTATTACAGATAGTATTTAATTTATTTCAATACCCTGTCTGCTAGATCTGAGTGCATTTTTAATAATATGGAAAAATTTATTGGCAGGCAAACAAGGAATCGAACCTCAGTTTACAGTTTTGGAGACTGTCGTGTTACCACTACACCATTCACCCTTTGTCAATAAAGTGCAACTTTTCTGTTGCCAGGTAAGTTGCCAACCCCGTTACCTAGTTAGACTAGGCAGCAAGAGCAAAATTATTGTTTGCGTCTATAAAGTTGCTTGATTTACGGTCATCGCCTACCGGTAACTCCACGTTCTCTCATACATCAGTCGATCCTAGTTCGCCCCCATCATAAACACATTGGGATTGTATTGTTCCACGGACGGTCTTGATACAAACATCGTCCAATGTGCTTATGGTGGAGGCGCGGGGTACCGCCCCCCGGTCCTGTCTGTCGTTGATTGGCTTCAACGTTACAGTTATATTTATACTATCATATTATTGGTTTGTCAACCAAAAAAATAGGCCCCGAAGGACCTATTTTCTAAAAATATTCTACTTATGAAGGTCGAATATCTGATGCTTGAGGACCTTTAGGTCCCTCTGCCATTTCGTAAGTAACGGCTTGATTCTCTTGTAGAGATTTATATCCGTCGCCTGAAATAGCTGAGAAATGAGCGAATACATCTTTTCCGCCGTCGTCTGGAGTAATGAAGCCAAAACCTTTGTCTGCATTAAACCATTTTACTTTTCCTGTTGCCATTTTATTTCCTTAGTTATTAATTATGCCGCCTGTCTTTCTACTTCTTTGTCTTTCACGACATGGGTAGCTGACTTCTTGCCTGTTTCTGGTCGGATAGGCTCCAACCATGAGTCCGCTATGTATGCTTTAGGTGAATCTCCAAACTGATTTTTTAATCCAGTTGCTTCAATCCACCAGTAATGATCTGTCACAGGACACATGCATGAGACACCTCTGAAATCAAAAGTATCATTCTGCTTGTACTTTCCAATGTATTCTTTCACAAGGACGATCTTGCCAATATTCTCAGGTCTAACTGAGTGTATTACTTTTGCTAAATCACCTTGATCACACTTCATATTACTTTAACCAAGCTACTCGCTTTCCTTCTTTAACACGTCGAGCGTGTTCCTTTTCTGAGCCAGGATATCGCCAAGCCCAGATTGCTACTAGCACCATTGCACCACCACTCCACATAACTGCTTTCAGATTCTCTGTAGCAAACCATGTAAAGATAATAGTTGATGCCATTACCAATATCATTAAGTACTTCCCCTTTGTAGGGAAAACACGTTTTTTATTCCAATTTGTTAAGAACTTACCAAACCAAGGATGATTATATAACCATGCCTCCATTTTAGGTGAACTCTTAGCAAAGGCCCATGCAGCAATTACTAAAAATATGCTGAATGGAATACCTGGAGTAACGATTCCAATGTAGGCTAAACCTACACAAAGGAAACCAATACCCATGTACATATATCTTTTTATTTGATTCATTAATATACCACCTTGTTATATTATATAGTGTGCAATGCTTTTTGTCAACTAGGATCTGACTGGACGGAATATACCTGTCACACGTCCTCGAGACTGTGTCCATCCGCCTTTCCAGCTATTAGTAATCGTTCCACCCGATGGATTGTTATTAGTGGCACTCGCTTTATCACTTTGGTTACCGCCAACAAAAGAATAAACTCCTGGCGACGGAACAGTGTATATAAAGTTAACGTGACTGTAGTCCCAGACTACAATGTCACCCGGTTGACCATCTGATAGTGGTATAGGAACACCACCATATAAACTTGTTTTATCTCTAAAGTCATATGCTCTAGCACTTTGCATATATTTGTAACCTGTACGTTTTAGTACCCAATTACAAAATCCTGCACACCAAGGTGTTTGATCGTCTTGCCAATATGCCGTAGCCGGAAAGCCTAACTCTGACCATAAATTAAGAATATTAGGATTTTTCCCTACAACTGCTGGCCTTGGATCTCCTCTAGGAGGAGTAAATCCTAATTCATCCCATTGATTATTATTAGCTTCTGCTAGTACTTGACTTAAGAATCCTGGAATACCATCTGCTGCCGCTGTTGAATTTGCTGCACTTGCATCAACCAAGGCTTGTTCGTTTGTTCCTAAATCATCAACACCTGCTGCTGGAGCACCTTCATACCTTACTGGTACCTGATTCTCTGCAATAGTTCCGTTGGCTTGTCCACCACCTGTTGCACCTACATCCGGTGGGTTTTCAATTGCTTCTTGTATAACTGCATTGATTGCTGCTGCCTGTGCCGGCGAAAGTATAATAGGTGGTACATATCCTTCGTTGGCCCAAACATTGGGTGATCCTGTTTCTGCTGCATTAGCGACCCAACTTCCGTGTCCGCCAGTTGCATCGTTCTTACGATGAACAGGAATATTATTAATCCAAACACTTAATGAGCCGCCTGTAGCAGGGTCACCACATTTGGTGGTATCGCCTATACGTACAGTTTGTTCGTTATTAGTAAACACATCTGGAGAACCAACTGCGTATGGTTCTTGATGAAATGGATTGGGCGTAGGACTTGCATGTCCTTTGTGCTTGTCTACATTTGTTCTTACTACTTCTGGCATGCTAGTACTTATCTAATTTGATAGTGCTATACCTGTTGTAGTCTGTGTATATTGTTTACTAATGTTATCTTCTGTTTTAGCAACACAACTTACTGCGTTTGCTTTAAGCATAAATTTGCCATCTGGTGATACACTAAACATAAATGGTGCAAGACCTAATCCTTTTTGTTGTGCAATAAGTACCATTGGCTTGTGCAATGTATAATGTGTATCAGTTTCTTCTTCTAGACGTCCTACAATTTCTTCGCCTGACGCAAGTTTAAAGGAGACATTATCGCCTACTTTGTATGGTGTTTCAATTAACATATTATTATCCTAGTGAGTGTCCAGTACCGTTATAACCTGTGTCTTCAACGTATTTGATTAATTCGTTGTAACCACCGATCTTTTCTCCGCGTACTGTGATTTGAGGGAATGTTCGTGCTGTTGGGAACTTTTCAAAGAGTTGCTCACGAGTAAAGTCTTCGTCTAATTGTTTGTAGACAAATTCAAACTGGTTCGATTCACAAAACTTCTTAGCCCTATCACAGTACGGACATGCTGGTTTTCCGTATATTTCTATCATGTTTTATCCTACGTAAATAGTTTCTTTCTTTTTATTAATTACCTTAACCATGATAGCACCAGCGTTCTTCTTGGATATTGCCGCATTGATAGCTGTGGCTTCAGTACCGTAAGTACCGTAAGTTGTCCACACTTCGAAAGGGGAATGTCTTCTAAATTGAACTCTGAACATACTATTACTTATCTAAAGTTGGAAACCTTCGAATGTCTTATCATCAACATCTTGCTTAACTCCGCCAATAATATAACTCTCGATTTCAGTCTCTTGTGGAGCAACTTGTAGCCCTGAGCTACTTAACCAATGTTGTGTCCATGGTAGAGGATTTTGTGTAATAGGACGATCATAGATTGTTTCAAGCCCTAATGCTTTAAGTCTCTTGTTAGCAATAAACTCTACGTATGCATGTAACAAGTTTGCATTAAGTCCTACAATAGAACCTTTTTCAAACAAGTAGTCTGCCCAACGCTTCTCTTCTTCAACACAAGTGCGCCACATCTCATATGTATCTTGTTCACACTCTTTTGCAATCTTAATAAAGTCTGGGTCATCGTCACCTTTAGCCCAATGCTTTAAAATGTGTGTTGATAAGTTTAAGTGAGTTGCTTCGTCACGAGCAATAAGTGAAATAATCTTTGCTGATCCTTCCATCTTCTTTAACTCGCCAAATGCAAACGTACATGCAAATGAAACATAAAAACGTAAACCTTCTAAAATGTTTACAGTCATCATCGCTTTGTACAATTGCTTCTTAACTTCGTATTCGGTACCTTTACCTTTATAGAAAAAGTTTGTTGCCATTTCGTGAAACTTGTCGTACTCACGTGAAACACTTTCTGCTCTTGCAATAATTTCTTCGTCGTCTAAGATAGTATCAAATACTTCTGCTGGATCAGAATAAACATTTTTTACAATGTGTGTATATGAACGACTGTGAATAGTTTCTTGGAAGTCCCATGCTACAATACAACTTTCTAATTCTGGATTAGAACAGTAAGGCAAAAAGTTTAAACAAGGTCCACGTCCTTGCACACTGTCAAGCAGTGTCTGATACTTTAAGTTTGAAGTGAAGATATGCTTTTGTGCTTCTGTAAATTCTGCATAGTCTCCTCGATCTTTTTGTAGTGATACTTCTTCTGGTCTCCAAAAATAGCCAAGCATGGTTTGATTGAGTTTGTCATATTCCGGGTAACGGAATACGTCATAACGTTGTGTGTTTTGATCTTCACCAAAGAACATGTACTGCTTTGTGAAGTCTACTTTATTTCTATTAAAAACTGTCTTTGCCACTGTGTGTGTTTCCTCTATATGTTACACGCTTCGCATTCTTCACCTTCAAGTTCTTCTACTGGTTGTAGATCACCGTTCATGTGTGAATGACCATTCATTTCTACTTCTGGTTCTTTAACTTCATCGTCACCTTTGAAGTCATATGTATTTTGATAATAGCTTGTTTTCCAACCTAACTTGTAAGTTGTTAACATGTCTTTCATCATTACGCTTAATGGAACTTCATTGTTCTCAAACTGCGTAGGGTTATATGACCAATTACCACTAATGGATTGATCAAAGAATTTTTGCATTACTGCTACAATGTTGATATAGCCATCGTTGTTTGGCATATCCCAAAGTAAAGTATAGAAATTCTTTAACTGACTATACTGCGGAACAACCTGTTTAAGAGGCCCCTTCTTGGACTTCTTAACGGACAAGTATCCTCTAGGTGGTTCAATACCGTTTGTGGCATTTGACACAACGGAACTGCTCTCTGATGGCATCTGTGCGGACAATGTTGAGTGCCGTAAGCCGTGCCTTTGTATATCTTTGCGTAGAGAAGCCCAGTCATATTGTAGTTTTGTTTTTACAACTCCATCAATATCTTTTTTGTATGTGTCAATTGGTAATATACCGTCCGCATATTTAGTACGATCAAAGTATTTACATGCACCACGTTCTTCAGCAAGTTCGTTACTTGCGACTAACAGATAGTATTGAAATGCTTCTGTAAGTTCATGCACAAGTTGCCATGCTTTAGGATCATCATACTTAACTTTATTCTTTGCAAGATAGTGTGCAAGTCCAATATAACCAATGCCCAGTGAACGTCTTGCTTTAGTGCTAACCTCTGCTGCTTTAACAGGATAACCTTGATAGTCAATAATTTCTTCTAATGCTCTTACTGCTAGTTCACATAGCGGCTCAAGTTCTTCTAGTTTGTTAATTAAGCCTACGTTAATAGCACTAAGAATACATAATGCAATTTCGCCTTCTTCATCATCAATGTGTTGAATTGGTTTAGTTGGCAATGTAATTTCTTGACACAAGTTACTCATGTATACAGGGTCTTTGAATGAACTGTGTGTGTTACAGTGATCAACATTCATAATGTAGATACGTCCTGTTTCAGCACGTTCTTTTAACATGTTACCAAACAGTTCTTTTGCACTTATTGTTTTCTTTCTAATAGATGTTTTACGCTCTGCTTTCTCATACACATCTTTGAACAATTCGTTATCGCCTGAGTAGAAAGCGTCATAAACTTCTGGGACTTCATGTGGCGAGAAAAGAGTAATGTCTTGATTAGATAATAATCTTTCGTAAAACAATTTGTTAATTTGAATAGAATAATCTAATCTACGTACACGATTATCTTCAGTACCTTTATTATTTTTTAGTACAAGGATGTCATCAATTTCATAATGCCAAATAGGAAAATGAGTTGTTGCTGACCCGCCACGTACACCGTTCTGTGTACAGCTTCTTACTGTAGATTCATAAACTTTTAGAAATGGGATAACACCAGTGTGTGCTACTTCCCCGCCTCTGATCTTCGAGTTAATCGCTCTTGTACGACCCGAATTGATTCCGATACCTGCTCGCTGAGCGATATAATAACCAATAGCGGAATTGCTACTAAAAATACTAGGCAAAGTATCGTCAACATCAACCAATACACAACTAGCAAACTGACGGATTGGAGTACGAACTCCAGCCATGACCGGGGTTGGTATGTTGATTTTAAAAAGCGAGGTCGCGTCATAATATTTCTTTACATAACTTAATCTGGTTTCTTTAGGATAGTCTGCAAACAACGTTGCCGCAATCATCATATACATAAACTGAGGAGTTTCGTAGATGTCGCCGTTGCTTCTATCCTGACACAAATACTTATCTACAACTTGACGTAACCCTGCATAAGTAAATTCTTCGTTACGATCATGCTTTAACCAAGTATTCATTTTCTTTAATTCTACATCTGAATATTTTTCTTTGATTGCAGAATCATACACACCTCGTTCAATGTTACGATCAATTATAGTAATGAGAGAATCATGTTCGTATTTTGTATAAACTTTTTTGTGTAATCCGTACAACAACAATCTTGCTGCTGCATATTGATAATTAGGATTTTCTAACGATATAAGATCGTTTGCGCTCTTAATTAGAATCTCTTGAATTTCGTCTGATGTCATGCCGTCATAAAACTGTAAATCAGCGTTCATCTCGATCTGTGAACTACTCACTCCAGCAAGACCAGCACAAGCTTCTTCAACAACAAAGTGCATTTTATCTAAATCTAAAAGCTCTCTGCTACCGTTTCTTTTTGTGATGTGTATATCTTTGCTCATGTCTCTCTCATTTTAATTTTGTGTACAGAGGTATTTAGTTTTAGTTCCTGCGAATGCAGGATCTTAGTGGCTAAAATTTATACCGGTGAACGTTTTATAGTATTTGTTTAATTGTACAGTCAGAACGTGTGTTGAGCAAGAAGAAAATAACTTTTTCTTTGCCATTTCTAACTAAACTCCGTACTGTATGTCGAACGACAGAGATCCTGTAGCACCTGTAGCAATAGGATTCTTGTAAGACAACACCACGGTATCGGTACCACTGTCTGTGTCGTTGTCACGCAGAGCAGCGGAAAATTCAAAC